TATAATTCAACGATACGGTCAAGAATTTTATGAGAGAATAAAAATGGAAATGAAACAAACAATTAAACACGAGTTTTTTTAAGATGTATTTAGATTATTTTAACAAATTTAGAGATATGGAGCCCTATCTCAAAATAGACGAGAAAGATTGGGAATACATAAAAGAAACATTTGAAAAACAAGATGTAAAAGAAAGTCTTGCTACGGTAGCAATGACTTATCCACTTCCATATCCAGATTTAACCGAAAAGAAGGCCTGGAAAGATTTTCAAAAACTCAAAGGGATGAAATGGAATGAAATAATGGTAGAGGGTGAGTGGTATGCAAGAGAGGGAACTAAGTATAGTTATAATCTGAATTATGATGACAAACAATTTTATTTTCGTAGGATAAATACTGGTAATGGGGCAAGTAACTATTTCCAAATAGAAAATCGTTGGTCGGTAGATGGTTCAGTAAGTCCTGGTCCAAAACGAACTTGGGAAAGTCATAAGTTTATGACTACACTTATGGGAAGTGCATATTCACTTAAAATGCCTAAGATTACCAAGAATATATTGAGGACAATGATTGGACTTCGTAAATATATCTGTTCTCAGTTTAAACCAAATGTGGCAAAGATAATTTATGATATGTTTGAGTCAGAGAACATTCTTGATTTCAGTGCAGGTTGGGGTGATAGACTTGCTGGATTTTATGCAAGTGAATATGGGAAACATTATGTGGGATTGGATCCACGAAAAGAGAATCATTCTTTATATGAAAAACAGGCTAAGTTTTATGAGAAACACTTGGGATTTTTCGAACACGAGAGAAAATCTGAATTTCATTGTTCACCAGCAGAAGATTTTGATTTTACTCAGTATGATGATTATTTTGATTTAGTATTTACGAGTCCACCATACTTTAGCGTAGAGCGTTATAGTTATGATGATACACAAAGTTGGGTTAGATACAAAGATATAAATGATTGGAACAAAGATTTCTTACAGACGACCTTGGGTAATTTATGGGGCAGTATTAAGAGTGGTGGATATTTATTGGTAAATATTAGTGATGTTTATACAAATTCTAAATGGTCAACCGATAGGGGTTGGTTAGAAATCTGTAATCCTATGAATGACTATCTATCAAAGTTAGGAGAGTATCAAGGTTGTATTGGAATGGAAATGGCTAAACGACCAAATAGTGGTGGAGCAGGAACGGCAAAGACTTATGAAGGTTCTGTATGGACAGAGAAATCTCTTGAAAATAAAGATGACAAAAAATTTGGAGAACCGATTTGGATATGGAAAAAGATATGAATAATGAACACACACTTTGGACTGAAAAATACAGACCAACTTCGTTAGATACATATTTAGGAAATGAACACTTAAAGAGTAAAGTATCTCTTTATCTTGAAAGTGGGGATATACCGCATCTTCTTTTATATGGAAAAGCAGGTACAGGTAAAACTACACTTGCAAAGATACTTGTAAATCACATAGAGTGTGATTATATCTATATTAATGCGAGTGATGAAAATAATGTGGATACAGTTCGGAACAAGGTAAAGATGTTTGCATCTACATTAGGATTTAAGGATTACAAGGTTATAATCTTGGACGAGTGTGATTACATTACACCAAATGCTCAGGCCGCACTAAGAAACTTAATGGAAACATTTAGTAAACATTGTAGGTTCATTCTAACTTGTAATTTCGTAGAGAGAATCATTGACCCGATACAATCTCGGTGCCAGACATTCCAAACTACACCACCATCCAAAAAGGAAGTAGCAGTTCATTTATCAAAAATATTGGAAACTGAAGAAGTAGGACATGAACTATCTGATATAGCACTTTTAATAAACAGTGCATATCCAGATATAAGACGAGTTATCAATTCTGCACAACGACAATCAGTAGAAGGTGAATTGGTAATAGATAAACAGAGTATAGTAGAGAATGATTATAAGTTAAAGTTATTAGAAATATTAAAGACACAAGATAGGAAAAATGCATTTAAGAGCATCCGTCAGTTATTGGCAGACAGTCAAGTTAAGGATTATGCAGACTTATTTAGATTACTATATGATGAAGTAGATAGTTATGGTAAGGGACATATTGCCGAGTGTATTTTGATACTTGCAAAATATGAACAATCGGATGCGGTAGTAGTTGATAAAGAAATCAATGCTATGGCTATGGTAATAGAACTATTAGGAGTTATAAAATAATGATAGAAAAACATTGGGGTGAAAAGAAACCACCTGCTAAAAAGGGTGTACAACCAGGTCACAAAGATAGTAAACCAGAAAAACACATAGCAGTTCACGAAAACAAGATTTATTATTATGCTAGTGTGAATAGAGAAAGTGCAGTAGAACTCAATAAAAAGGTAAGTGAGTTGGAATCTAAAAGTTTAACGATGTCAAAAACTTTAGATATAGATGCTCCACCTATAAAAGTGTTGATAAACTCAGGAGGTGGTTCAATCACTGCTGGTATTTCATCAATGGATACAATACTGAGATGTAAAGTTCCAGTAGAAACATATGTAGATGGATTTTGTGCAAGTGCCGCTACATTCCTTTCTGTAGTTGGTGATCATCGATATATGAGTAGAAATTCGTATATGTTGATTCATCAATTATCGACAGGATTTTGGGGAAAGTATTCTGAGTTTGAGGATGAGAAACAGAATCTTGATTTAATGATGACTACTATCAAGAATGTGTATAAGAAATATACAGAAGTTCCAATGGAAAAGATAGATGAAATATTGAAACATGATTTAATGTGGGATGCAAAAACTTGTTTAGAGTATGGATTAATTGATGAGGTAATTTAGTATGGTAGATTATAAAACAAGAAAAAAGGCAATTTTTTGTGATATAGATGGAACATTATTAAAACATAATGGATCAACTCATGGAGTAATTACAAAAAAACCAGAATTATTAAGTGGAGTTTTAGAAAGGTTTGACCACTGGGATGAACGTGGTTATACTATTATAATAATAACAGGTAGACGAGAAAGTTTAAGAGAGGTTACTGAAAATCAACTGAGAGAATTTGGTTTATTTTGGGATTATCTTATTATGGGATTGGGCCCCGGAAATAGGTTACTTGTTGGCGATAATACACCAGATGGAAATATTACAAATTTTGCTATTAGTTTAGAAAGAGATAGTGGTTTTAATCAAGACGATTTTGAAAAGATAGGGTTTTGATATGAATATATTAGTTATAGGAGATAGTTGTGAGGATATTTTTATTTATGGAGACATAGAAAGAATAAGTCCAGAAGCACCAGTACCAGTTTTTAAACCAACACATGAAGAATCAAATTATGGTATGGCAAAAAATGTTGCAAATAATGTTGAGGCATTAGATATGCACACCCATACTGTAACAAATAAAAATAGTATTGTAAAGAAAAGATATGTAGAAACCCGATCCGGCCAAATGGTATTACGAGTAGATGAACATGATTATTGTGAACGAATTGATAAAAGTTTATTAGAAGGTCTTACAAAGAATAGATTTAAACGACCACCATTTGGATTTGATAAACAAAGAGAAGATCATTATGATGCAATTATCATATCAGATTATTGCAAAGGATTTTTAGAAGAAGATGATATTCAATTTATTTGTGAGAACAATGATAATGTATTTGTAGATACTAAAAAGAAACTTGGTGAATGGATTAAAGATGCAGATTTTATTAAAATAAACGAATTAGAATATCAGAAGAACCATGAAGTGTTATCAGAGAATGAGTTTGAAGAAAAACTTATAGTTACATTGGGTAGTAAAGGATGTAGATATAATGGAAAAGATTTTTTAGTAAAAGAAGTTCCTGTTAAGGATGTTAGTGGAGCAGGAGACACATTTATTGCAGGATTAGTTCGTGGTTATTTAGATACACAAGATATAGAAAGTGCAATAGAATTTGCACAAAGATGTACAACACACGTGGTACAACAACATGGTGTTGCAACAGTTACATTAAAGGAGATACAAAATGGCTAAAAGAAAACCACCTCAACCACCACAGGCAGATGTTAAGGTTGATTTAAAACAGGCAGATACTATACAATGTGATGATTGTGGGAATTATCTTTTTATTACAGCAAGTGTGATTAAGAGAATTTCACCTATTTTATCACC